CAGGCTAAATAGCCAAAAGAAAGGCGGTTAAGCCCTCCAGGCCCCCAAATCGCGCCATTCCGGCACGAAGAGGGTTCCTATCGTCAGCACGACTTGATCACGAAGTGGCAGTTGATTTCCACTTCTGCCAGGGTTGCTAACCCCAGCAGTGATCAGACTACGGTCCGTTGACTTGTAAGTCACAGGCCGCGGTTGAATGACTTTCGTCACCCAACCCTCCCAACCGTCGTTCGCTCGAGCGGGACAGCATTCGGAGATATCTCGCAATAACGCGAGATCTCCGTAACCATCACTAATGCTCAAACGCCTGAGGGATCGCGGGATCATTCTCGTTGCAAAGACCCAGGCATCGTAAAGACGAGCGTCAAGCCCGTCAAACTCTGCCCAAGTATGAGCCAGCCTTTTTAGGTTGTTGGCGATTTTGATCCAAGCGAGGGGAGTATCCGGTATTTCTTTGAGATATACCGGCCGCACTAAGCTCCCACGGAGGAAATCAGCACCACAGCTTTCCCGGAAGGGACCGTTGTGATACGATTTCGCGTGGTTGACGGTAAAGCCCATGAATGCAAGTAATTTTGTGACGTTGTCATAGATCCCGCTAGGGACTACGATATCGTCACCAAAAGCCTGCACCCAGAAGCTGTTGTAACCGTCTAGCTGAGCTACCGCAGAACAAAGAGCCCAGAAGAGAAGGCTCTCAAGCTCAAAGGTAAAGCCGTTTCCCATAGAGGAAAACTTCTGGTACGGAACGAATCCCGAACCAGGAAGCTCTCCAAATTGGGAACGGGCTCTATCGAGAGCTTCAAACCATAGTGGCGGAAGAAGGAGCATCACGGCACGATATGACACCGTGTCGCTAGCTCTCTCTAAGTCTATGGTCGACAGACTATCGTCAACTGAACCCAACGCTGCCAAGCGCTGGTTTACTTCCTGAGTATCTAGGTCCAGGCCGGAACGACGGAGTCTCATGCGAATGAGCTCCCCAATCCCGAGCTGAAACCAAATATTCAGGTGAGGTTCAATAGCGATAGCACGATCTGTCTTTGCGTTCTTTGGAACGAACGTAACGCGATTCCCAGCTACAATTTCCGGAAGTGGGCAAGCCCACGTAGGGAAATCGGTGCCTAATAAAAGGCTGGACCAGGAAGGACATGCACTCACCAGATTGCATGCCGTCTTCGCGAAAGCGGGAGTCACTTGTGGTCTTTGACCATATTTGACAGACGCGTGAAGTCTCTGCCCTTTAGCAGAAGAAGTCACCCCGGGACCCCATCGACCTAGGTCGATGACGTTCCGCCAATCAAATTCACCTAAGATATTGCCGATTATCTCTTGTGCCCTACGAATGTAGGGTTCCAGAGAGAGGGATTCATACCCTCCGACAAAAAGCTTACGTAAACGAAGATTGGTTAGTTCACACTCTTTCTCGCTTTGATGGTAGTTAGCCAGAGCAACCTCTCTCGGATTTCCCCAAATAAAACCGGGGTACTTCGAAAGAAAGTCGTACTGGAGTCGCTGCCAGCGATAATCAGGAAGTGAATCTAAGGGAAGCTGCCCCTTCGTGGGGGGAGCTACCCAGATACCTTGCGGAATCTGAAGTAGCTTCGATAGCTTTTCGACAGCTCCAGCGACGAATTCCCGGGAGTACGGTGGGGTAGTGAATTCCCCCCGTCCGAGAGTTTGAACTCTCTGACGTTCATGTTGAACGTATCTCCGCACCTGCTCTCTTCTCACGGCGGGCTCCTAGAAAGTAGACCGGTGAAAAATGCTTATCTTTCGACAAGCATAATCCACCAGTTCGCTCTCTTTGGAAACCCAACAGATCCTCACAGTCATGCGGCCCACGATGAACTCGCCAGAGAGGTACTGCTCACGGAAAGTGCAAGCATTAAACCCATACTTCGTTTCCACGACGTATCGGTTCTGCTTGCCCTTAACGAGAGTATCACCCCAACTAGCTCGCTCATTCGATGAGCCCATTGTACTGTTTCGGTTCACTCCGCGAATCAGTCCGTAAAGTGCCCACTCCGCTATGTCGATCTCGGCGTAAGCAGCGTAGAACTCAGCTCCGGGTTCAGGTCCGGCGTTGTAGTCGGGTTTTTCGATGAGACCGCCCTCGACCATGAAGTCGAAGAGCGAAAACTCATCGTGGACCAGACCACGTAAACGTCGAAACCCACTCGGTGCGGAACTATCTGCCACATCGATCTCGATAAGCGGGCAGGGATACTTGCGATTGACTTGCATAACGTACATCCTTGTATGTTAAATGAGTGAAACCAGTCGAACAACCCTGTTAGGGGCATTCGACCATCAGGTAACCGGGATCAACGTCTCGACGGCTGCTGTCGTCTGAGCATTGGCCAGGAAACCCTTGTGGATCGCGTTGCCATTCTCGCGGGCTTGGAGCGTGCTGCGTTCGGGAAGAACGTAGCGCGTTTCGTACCCGCAAGTGTAGGCAACGGTGGGGGCAGGCGCGATTCCCGAGATCGTGCTGTTGGAGACATTCTCCAGAACGGGCACGAGGGTCTTCGCGATGATCCGGTAGTTCTTCTCCGTACCGGTCGGCCTCTTGAAGCTCATAGTGAGCCTCCAGAATCCGACAGCTGCGGTAGGGGAAGAATCTTCCCACGTTGCAAGCATGGCTTTCAACGTGGAATCCCAGCCAGCACCTGTGGAGGTGAAGGTGTGGGCACCGGGGGTGGGTTCACTGTCATTGATGACAATGTTGGCTTGAGAGCCCATGAAATCTCCTTGTGGAGGGTTTAGATCATTGCCGTACGGTAGTTTTACCGCGGGTAAAGATCTGTTGAAGAAGTGCGATGCCACTAAGGCACCGCTCGACACCGAGTTTCGGCTGGAAGCTGGGCAGTTTCTGATAAGGAAAACTGCTTAGTATAGCGCGACTCTTCCTCCGATAAGACACGTCGATTTCGAGCCCGGCAATTCTGCCAGGCAAGTAACCGGGTGTCACTTCGTAGAAGCGAGACGCTATTGAGCCGACCGCTGTGAATGACGTACTGACGCTCCCCCGAATGAAAGTCAGCCCACGTGCATACTCAAGCTGTTGAAGGTAACTCCCTAAAGGGAGGAACCAATCAACAACAAAGCTGTACGGAAGCAACTCCCATGCGAGAAGGAGCGGGTTAGTCAGACCAACGGTTTGAAGACTCTCGAGAATCTTCGAATCCTCTGCAACTTCGAGGACATACCTAGTCTTACCGGCGTGATAAAACGTCAGTTCGGCTAGGTAGTGGGTTCCATTCACAGGCCAGATGGCAATTGGTCTCTTCATCACCTTACCGTTCGTTGACGCCATCGCTGAGAAGCGAAGCGGGCGAGGGTTAAGGTGGGTCTGAGCCAAAGCTTCAGCTGACCCTTGAATGTCAGACAGTAATGGCTTCCAACCATACTGATATTCAAGCCAGACGTCACCAAAGGCAAAATCTTGCCCTGGACGCTCACGATCGCGGTAAGTCGTTTTATAGACTGTCCTTGGCCGTGGCAGCGGGTTTCCCCGCTCGTCAAAGGATATGCGGATCTTCGTCGTCTCACGACGATATTGAGGAACCACATACCCACCAGATCGCGTCTTAACGGGCTTCGGCAGCCCGTAACGCTTATGGATTGACTTGAAGTCGCCCTTCTTGATCCAAAGGGCGAGCTGAACTACCCGTCTGATACTCTTCGCTATCAACGAAGTAGTTTGCTTCCGTTCGGCAAACGCCTGGGCGAGGTTAACCGTCGCGGCACTTACAAGGCCTTGTAATTTCCCTAAGGCTTTCACCTGAGAGTCTTCACTCGGCCAATTAGTGTAAGTACCAACGAAGGACCAACCATCCGTCCAGAGTATGCCTTTAGGAGCAAACGCATATCCGACGTACGTGGCTTCAGAAGATGGGCCGTTCTTTCCAGAAACAGTACCCGGGTAGAAGTCCCATTGCTCGAAGGAATAAGTGTGAGGATGCCAAGGGGCATTCCGACGCTGTTCCTTTGACATTGAGGCCCAGCCAGGGGTGTTAACGGAAGTAACGGCACTTCCACCACGCCTTTTATAGCCAGTCGAAAACCCTTGAAAAGAACCCATATTGGGAAAATAGTAGCCCTTAAGGCCATCAAGATTCCCTGGGTACTGAGCAAGGGCCATGACAAAACTCCAAAAGGTAGTGTAGCTCTCAGGCTTAATCCGATTCCTCAAGAGAGAGCTCTTGCGAGCGCTCAGCCGAAGAATCGAACGGGCAAAAAGTCAACCAGCCATGTTCTTCGTCCCAAAAGTAGCTGTCGATTATGAACAAAAAGGGAAGTAATTCCCAAGTTGTTCCGATAGCAGCCAAGGAAACGAGCGATGTACTGGTAGACATACTTGCCTTTCAAACTTGAGAGAAGAAACCGAGCTGCCCCGGGTGGATTATCCACCCGG